CACCCCCTAAGGGGTGCGCAGCACTTCGATGTGTAAGCCCTTACTGAGGCTTTGAAACAAATGAGCACTGGCGGGTCCGCTAAACCTTCGTTTAGTGAACTAATCGCACTTAGATACGATCTCGTTACCGATTTGTATCGGCAACGTGCCCGTGCTCTGGAGGTTCAAGCTAACAGCGACTCAGTGGAATACTGGGCCTATAAAGTTCTGGGTTCTGACCTTATGGCATCGATTGCTTTAACATTCGATCCATATTGGCAGTTCGCAAAACTTGATCGGAAACCGACCGACAATAAACTTATTGACGGTTTGTATCCTTTAGATCCAGTTCCAGTGAATCGGACTTCCATATTTCCATGTGTTTGGCCTATGCCACTCAAGTATCATTACAAGAGATGGAATAGGCATGAAGCAAACAACATGGTATGGAGTGGGTCCTATTGGTATTTAGGACCCATGGTAGTCACTACCACGACTATCGTTGAAGACACTTACGTACTTGGTACGCAAGCGTTGATCAACGGTTTTCGAAAGGATACGACTTGGAAAAGTCGTAATCCTGGTAAGAAGATACCGAAGACTCGTCAAAAGCAAGACAAACTTGGCTTAAACCGCCAAGGCGAGTTTGAACTTTACGTTCCAACTCTTACTGCCTATGCTGGAGGCGATTACTATCGGTATTCTTCCGACTCTACATTCCAAACTCAAGCGATTACTGATGCGCACGGAAATCCGTTCGTAACAACAATCTTTGATAAGGAATTTAGAGGCGGTGAGTACCTGTCAGCCTGTGCTTCGGTCACACCCGCCGCTGTCTCTTCATATGCGGTGGCTGAAAAGACTAACGCAACTAACGTTATGGTCAAGAATCTTGACCATCTTCTCGGGAAATGTTTACCGGGAAGGCGTTATTTCAATTTAGCCTACCAAATAGGTGAGTTGAAGGATCTCCCTCAACTCATCCGCGGAACTTTATCCGCATGGAGAGACATTGAAACCCTTGTTGGAAAGGAAGAGTTTAAGAAAGCTCTTACTAACCCGCAATGGTGGTCTCAATCTAAAATACGCCGGCTCGCTCCATACCTGGAACGTGTTGGCGTAAAGATTGAGATTGATAAGTCGATTTCTAGCGCTTACTTGACTTTCAAGTTTGGCTGGCAATCGATGTATCAAGCGGTAGTGGGACTAGTGAACAAACCCAAAGAGGCCGCCAAGGATACTAACTTGGTAATTGACCGCAATGGTAAGTTCACTACGCTTTCTTCTGGTTTTAATTATGAAGAAAGTGTGACCTCCACTGTTCCGAACATAACGATGTATCAACCCGTCTATTGGAATACGGATCCCAGTCTGCCAGTTTCGCAGACTGCGACTCGAAAGGTTAAACTCCGGTGTGTTGTTAACTCCGGCGTTAACTTTCCAACAGTCGATTTGCCTAGACTTCGCCAAAAGGTCTTTCTGGAGAAGCTAGGTGTGATACCAACGCCAGGGGACCTTTATGATTTGGTTCCCTTTACTTGGTTAGTTGATTGGTTCGCTGGTCTGGGAGAATATATCCATTTAATGGAGAATATTAACTCAGACCGTGCTCTAATCAACTGGGGCTTCATGACGTACAGTTCTGTACTTCAAGTTCGCTCCTCACTACATCTTTATGCTGATACGACCACTTCATACGATTTCATTCCGCCCAACGTGTGGACCGTAACGAACCAAAAGGAACGCTACAACCCATCCGCGCTGTTTGAAGCGAAGTACATACTTCGCAAATCGTTGAAGTCACTTGCCTCGGTTAAAACCTATAGTGGCGGGAATCTAAGTTCCTACCAGTATAGTATCTTGACGGCATTGTTTTCACATTTCCGTTAAGATTATTGCTGCTTGCGAATCCTTTGCAAGCAGAACCTACTGCAAGGAAGACCTTTAAATGTTAATTGATCCAATCACGGTTGCCGCGGACGCCCCGACACCAGCACTTACTTTTGCTGTTGTCTCGTGGGATGGCGAAGGCTCTACTCGTAAGGACATAGTTAACAACTATGACCTTATTTTTAAGCATTCGTCTAACCCAAAAACGGGCGAACGTCATTATATGCAGATTAAGCAGACTGTAACCGCTGTCGACCCCATTACTGGGGGAAACAGCGTTCAGACTGCTTCGGTCAGCCTATCTGCCTCCTTCCCTACTTTTGGGCGGACGCAGGCTCAGAAAGACGCTTTGGTAAAGTGTCTTAATGATACTTTGACGGATGCGGACGTGACTATAACAAAGTTTAACTCGTTCCAGTCGTAAGACTGGTTTAAGTAAGCGAGTTAAACTAGCAAACGGGGGGGCCTTCGTGGTTCTCCCAAAAGGAGTATTAACCATGAAGACCGCTATGCCAGCGCTACTTGTAGCTCTGACATTCCTGTTTGTGTTAGCAATGGCTCTGGTGAGTATAGACAAGACTTCAAGTCTATATCAGCCAGGGCCAGCGCTTTGGATCAACCGTACATTTAAACAGGATCTTCTAGCTCAAGGAGCAGAAGATGAAAAGCCTGATAGGCCTTTCGCGTGCCCTCATCAAAGATTTGATGAGGTTACACCCTGAAGTACGTGGTCTTGATCGGGACTTACTCACGATCGAAGCGCGTATCAAAAGTGAGGGCGTCGGTTTTCTTTCCGTCGCCCTTCCTTCCTTTGGCAAAGCTTTTGATCAAAGCCTTGCTTCTGGAAAGATGGCCAACATTATGGGCTTTGCCTATAATGGACAAATCCCGAAATT